CATAATGGCAAAAGACGTAAAAATGAAAAAGGGCGATAGCATGATTACTTGTTCAGAGGATTTCGTTGAACATTACACAAGCATAGGTTATCAAGTTATCGAAAATAAAAAGAAAATTTCAGTTGAAAAAGAGACTGAAAAGATTATAAAAGAATTAACCAAATCTAAAAAGGAGTAAATTATGGCAACACATCACGGAAAAGAAGGAGTTGTTCATGTTGGTGGAACTAATATCGGAAACGCTACTGGATTCACTATTGATACAACACAAGACGTTGTTGAAGATACACCATTAGGAAGTTCAATGAAATCATATCTTGTTGGCAGAGGTACATTCACTGCTACTATTGATATGAACTTTGATGAAACTGATTCTGGTCAAACTACTTTAGTACAAGGTGCTAGTGCGAGTTTTGAATTTATGCCAGAAGGAAATGCATCAGGGGACAGAAAATTTTCTGGTACAGGTATCGTCACAGGAATGTCAGTTGGCGTGACACTTGACGGAGTGACTACAAGAACAGTTTCTCTACAAGGCACAGGTGGTCTAACTATCGGAACTGTATAATTGAATGGCTGATAAAATTGATTACTTTGACGGAGTCAGAGATCATTTTTCAACACTAGATACACAAGTTATAGAGGTTCCTGAATGGGGATTAACAGGCGATAAAGCGATTTATTGCAAACCTTTTAATATGATTGAGAAATCAAAAATATTTAAGGGTGCACAAGATACTGATCTTATTGTTTTGATTGATGTTATCATTGAAAAAGCATTGACCAAAGATGGTGATAAGATGTTTAATGCTACACACATTCTAGCTTTTAAAACTAAAGCAGATACAAATGTTATTGCAGATGTTGCGACAAAGATTATGGGAACAGGCAATACAACTGTTCTTGAAGCAAAAAAAAACTAAAAAATAACACAGAATTACATAATGCCTTTGCTCTAGGCGAAAAACTTCACAAGACCTTACCAGAAATCTTGCAAATGTCCGTATATGAGTTTAATATGTGGATTGCGTATTTTAATCTTCAACAAGAGGAACAAGAAAAACAAGAACGCTTAGCAAAGGCAAAAAGATAATGGCAACCAAAAAAGTAAATATTGATATCATCGCTAAAGATAAAACAAGACAAGCGATGCAATCTGCTACAGGTGGTGTCAATTCATTAAAAAATTCTGTATTCAACTTAAAAAATGCTCTTATAGGTTTAGGTGCTGGAGTTGCAATTAAATCATTTGTAGATGTAGGAAAACAAATTGAATCATTACAAGTTAGATTAAAATTTTTATTTGGTACTGCTGAAGAAGGTGCCAAGGCATTTGAAGCAATGGCAAGATTTGCTTCGAAAGTCCCTTTTAGTCTTGAACAAATACAACAAGGTTCAGGTGTTTTAGCAGTCGTAAGTAAAGACGCTGATGAACTTGCTGAAATATTAGAACTTACAGGAAACGTAGCTGCAGTCACAGGTTTAGATTTTAGAACTACTGCAGAGCAAATTCAAAGATCATTATCTGCTGGTATATCTAGTGCTGATTTATTTAGAGAAAGAGGTGTTAAAGCAATGCTTGGTTTTAGTGCTGGTGCAACTGTATCAGTAGAACAAACTAGAGATGCATTATTTAAAACTTTTGGAAAAGACGGACAGTTTGCTGGTGCTACTAAAGATTTAGCAAATACTCTTGAAGGTACTCTATCAATGATAGGGGATAAATATTTTAATTTTCAAAAGCAAGTTGCAGAAGAATTTTTTGTTGCATTAAAAAAAGAGTTTGGTGCTTTAGATGTAGCGTTAGCTGAAAACGAACAAGCCATAAGTGATATAGCACAAGCAATAGGAAAAGGTTTAGCAAATGCAGTCACAGTCGCATCAACTTCAATAAGTTTCTTAAAAGAAAATTTTGAATTAATTAAAACTCTCGGTATGGCAGTTGTAATATTTGGCGTCACTAGAAGAATGTTAGGACTAGCCATAGCAATTAAAAAAGTTGGTCTTGCATTTAGAACTTTAAACAAAGTATCAATGCGTAATTTTATTGGTTTATTAGCTGCTGCTGGATTCATTATTGCAGATATGACAGGCAAGTTAGATGAATTTTTTGCTTTATTAGAAAAACCAAAAACAATGTCCGAACTTGGCGATGAATTAGAACTAATTACAGATCAATTATCAATACTAGAAGATAATGGAGTTAAAGGTTTTCAAAGAATTCAAGATGAAGCGTATGCATTTAGAAATGAATTACAAGGGATGCAACATGGTCTTGATAAAACTTCACATGAATTTAAAGCATTACAAAATATGATTGATGAAGTAGAACAAGCACTACACGATGTTCCATTAAAAACTATTACTATTGATGTACATGAACAAAAAAAAGAAGTTTCTCTTTTAACACAGGCTTATGAAAAATTTAAAGAAGGTTTCATGGATGCAGTTAATGCACAAAAAACAGGTTTTGAAACAATTAAAAATATAGGTAAAGAAACATTCAAAGAATTAAAGACTATGTTAACTGATTTTGTAATGACAGGAAAATTACAATTTCAAGATTTTGCACAAGTTATTACAAGAATGATTGTTGAAGCATTAATAGGTGCGGCAATAAAATCAGCATTGGCAAAAGCAGTCGAAATGTTTAAGGCGTCAGCCATTAGAGATGCATTAATTAGTGTATATACTGCGGCACTAAGAGCATTTAAAAATTTTGGTGGAGTTCCTTTTGGTGTTATTGCGGCTGGTGCAACAATAGCTGCTGGTATAGGTTTAGTAAATAAAATTAGAGGATTTGAAAAAGGTGGTCGTCCTCCTGTTGGTCAACCAAGTCTTGTTGGAGAGGGTGGACCAGAATTATTTGTTCCCAATACTGCTGGAACAATTATACCAAATGATAAATTAGGTGGTAGTCAGCCTGTGACTGTTAATTTTAATATTAATACAGTTGATGCTAGAGGGTTTAATGAATTATTAGTTAATAGTAGAGGTGTTATTGTTAATATGATTAATAATGCCGTTAATGAAAAAGGTAAGGTAGCAATTATATGAGTGGTGCTTTTCCTAGTACAAATTTTAATGCCGTTAATATACAAAGTAATCAAAAAACTTTATTCAGTGAAACTGATAGTGGCAAAACATTTAGGCGACAAATTCAAGGACAAAGATTTAGTTTTACAGTTTCATTTCCTCCAATGAAAAGAACGGATTTTGCACCTATTCAGGCTTTTATTATGAAGCAAAGAGCAAGAAAAGAAAGTTTTACCATAACCTTACCAAGTGGATTTAATACCCTTGGCAGTGAAACAGGAACTTTGCTTGTGAATGGTGCACATTCCGTTGCAGATACAACGATTGCGATTGACGGATTTGCTGGTGATAGTGCTGGTAGATTAAAAGCTGGTGATTATATTAAGTTTGCCCATGACAAGGTTTATATGATTGTTGCTGATGTGACATCTTCAAGTAATGCGGCAACAGTCACGATTGAGCCACCACTAAGAACTGCATTAACAAATGATAGTTCAGTCACTTATGATTCAATTCCTTTTACAGTTCACTTGACTAGCGATGTTCAACAATTCGAAATTAACCAAAATGATAAAGACGGAAACCCTATTTATCGGTACGAGTTTGATGTTATTGAAAGTTTATAATGGCAAGAGGATTATCAAATTCAGTCAAAACAGAACTTGCAACAGGTAATATAGACCCTGTTCTATTAATCGAAATAGGTTTTTCTACTCCCATATATCTTACAAACGCTTCATTTGATTTAACTTCAAGTATTTCTGGTTCATCAAGGACCTATCAATCTAACGGACATCTAAGAAGTATTACAGGGGTCAATGAAACTAATAGACCAAGTAAAAACACTTTATCAATAAGTCTATCAGCCGTAGATCAAACTTATGTATCAATAGCTTTAAGTGAAAATATAATTAATGATAATGTTTATATCTATCGTGGTTATTTAGATTCAAATAACGCTTTAATATCTGACCCATTTCTTTTATTCTTTGGTACTATTGATGAATATAAAATTAGTGACAACACAACTACTGCTAATTTAATTCTAAGTATAACTTCACATTGGGGAAACTTTAGTAAAACATCTGGGCGTACTACTACTGATAATTCACAACAAAGATTTTTTACAAGTGATAAAGGTATGGAGTTTGCGGCTCTAACTGTTCGTGATATTAAATGGGGAAGAACGTGACTAGTGTTCATCTATTACAAGCAGAAAAAAAAGATATAGAGAATGTTTACAATTTATTAGTAGAATATAAAAATGTTGATTTAGAAGATGTAAGTTTTCCAGAAATTGATAGAGATAAACTATTAAATTTTATTAATACAATATTACAAAGAGGTAAGATAATTTTATTAAAAGATTTAGATCGTGATGAATTAATTGGTTGTTGCATGTTTAATAAATCAGAATATTTTTTTAGTAAGAGTAAAATACTGCAAATACAAATGATATATATAAAACAAAAATTTAGAAATTTTAAACTTGTCAAAACATTAATTGATTCAGTAAAAAAAGTTTCTGAAGATTTGCCTATCGTATTATCAATCACATCTGGTTTAGGAATAGACCCTGTTTTTCAAAGATTAGGTTTTGAAAATATGGGTGGTAATTGGAGGTTGATGTAATGGGTGGCTGGAATCCGTTTGAGGAAATAGTTGATTTTGTCACCGATATTGTTGATGTATTTGTTGATATAATTGAGGATTTTGTAGGCTGGTTATATCCTATGCCTGATATCCCTGACTTTGGGGATATGCAACAAGATCAAGACGCAAGAGGGGTATTAGTTAATAAATTTAGTGCCAATGCTCACATACCCATAGTTTACGGAACAAGAAAAGTTGGTGGAAATGTTGTTTTTTTAGAGACATCAGGGACTGATCATGAATTTTTATATATGGTTATTGTTTTATCTGAAGGTGAAATAAACGACATATCAAAAATATTTATTAATGATAATGAAGTGACATGGTCTGGTGATATAGCTGACAATACACAAATCACAGTAGCAAGTAGTGATGCAAATTTTTTTGATACAACTGATTCACAAAGTTTAATTACTTGTGAGCCACATTTTGGAACAGATTCACAAAGCGTTTCAAGTTTAGTTAGTGGTTTATCTTCATGGACATCAAATCATAGACTAAGAGGATTAGCATATTTATCATTAAAGTTTAGGTGGAATGCAGATAAATTTGGTTCATTACCTACTGTCAATGCAATAGTAGAAGGAAAAAAAGTTTATAATCCTAATTTAGATTCAACTGTGACAGGGGGTAGTGGTAGTCATAGAGCAGATACTTCATCAACTTGGGAATATTCAGATAATCCTATTTATCAATTATTAGATTATTTAAGAAACGATAGATTTGGTATGAGTATTCCAAACAGTTATTTTGATTCTAACTTTGCAGATTGGCAAACTGCTGGTGATATATGCGATACAAATATAACTCCTTATTCTGGTGCAAGTCAAATTGACTTAATGGATAGTCATACAGTTGTTGATTCATCAAGAAAAGCTATTGATAATGTTAAAGAATTTGTCAAAGGTAGTCGTGCTTTTTTAAATTTCAGTTCAGGGAAATATAAAATATTAGTTGAAAGTAGTGGTTCAGCTTCAATTACATTAACAGAAGATAATATCTTAGGTGGAATTACTGTTAGCAGTAAAAATAAAAATTCAAGATATAATAGAGTTATTGTTAATTGGATTAACCCAAGTAAAAATTATCAATCAGACACGGCACAGTTCCCACCGGTCGATGAAACAGGCGTCGCTAGTGGTGATCAACATGCTAACATGAAAACTGCTGACGGAGGTTTATTATTAGAAGGAAGGTTTGATTTTCCTATGTTGACAAGTCCTTATCAAGCACAAGAAATGGCTGAAATTATTTTAAGAAGATCAAGATCAAGTTTAGATGTTTCTGTGAAAGCTGACGCAACTGCATTAGATTTATCAATAGGTGATATAGTTAATATTACTCATGCTACACCAAGTTTTTCTGCTAAACCTTTTAGAGTTCAAGGTCTTACTTTAAATTCTGATCATACTGTAAGTTTACAATGTTCCGAGCATCAAGACAGTTATTACACTTTTGGAACTCAACAAGAGGTGGCAACAATACCTGATACGACCTTGCCAAATCCTTTTAGTGTTTCCCCTCCAGCAAGTGTGACTTTAGATGATGAATTAATAGAATATGCTGACGGAGTTGTTATAACTAGATTAACAGTTGCCGTAGGTGCATCACC